TGTTTCACGAATCTGATTTTCACAAGGTTTAATTACGGGTTTAAGCAAATTAAAGCGTAAATGAGGGAATTCAGTTGATGGAATTCCTTGTTTAGCGTATTTAGAATTTTTATATTTTTCGCCGTCAAATTTCTGATTAGCTTTGTCCATAACGGAATCATCTGCAACATAAACTTCAACAAGTACATGTCTACGTCTATGAACAGCTTCCATACAGAATAAATCTTTAGCTTCTGGATATGGTGTGTTAGTTGAACTAATTAAAATATCAGAATTTAGTTGAATCCCTTTTTCCTCCAAATGAGCCATAGGTAGCATGACTGGTGTATTAGTAACTAATCCTATCAATAAAGACATATGTTTGGGCTCGTTATATCTGAATAAATCGTCAATAATCATAAATTTTTGTTGTTGATATCCATCAAAATGATCAATATTGGGATTATAAGAATAGTAAGATAATTTTTGATCTTTAGGGTATAATTCTTCATGCAAACGATGAATAATTTCTTCGGTTAATTTTGATTTACCAACACCCGCGGCACCAACAAATTGAATATGAAACATAGCAGGTTGGAAATTTGACATAGCTCGAATTCTATAACAGAAAGATGCAAGATCTGATGCATCCTTTTGACTACGTTGAACCAGCTGAGCTGCTTCACGTGACAAGAATTTGGGATCCATGGCAATTCCATGAATAAATGCCAATCCTTCAGGTTGAATTTTCTCTGCTATTTGCATTGTCTTTTCTGAAACGCGAATTGAAGCTCTGCCAGCTTCTGTTTTGAAATATTGCAATTTGCCATACCATTTAGATACAGCCTTCTCATTTTTACGTTCATCATTCTCAGTTCCAAAAATATATTTAGATATCCACTTAGTAAGAGTAGTTCCAATAAGATTTAAATATTTGATAATTCTTTCAAATCCAAACATTCCTGCGCCAATGAAATGTAAATTTTTAAAGCCGTCTAAAATTGTAGAATGTACGCTAGCATGATCTTTACGCGAAAGCGGTGCATTTGGGCGCATAGCAATTTTAAAAACTACAGTTAAAGCTAACGTTATAAATGTGCATATTGCTACTTCTGGCATTCGTCCTGAAAACATGTTCATTATTGTTTGTATCCAATCCATGGCGTTAGTTGGTTCAGCCAAAACTGTGGGAACATCTTTTGAATTATCAATAATTTTCCCAGCTCTCATCCATGCTAAGATGGTGGTTCCATAACGACGCAGCAACTCGAAGATTCCAAGCTGTTTGATCATCAGTAAGAAGAGAGCAGACTTGATAAAAACCGAATCTGTATTTATATATAAGACATAATATTTAAATGTATTGAATAAAGTTTCCATATCGACATTGATTCCAATACGACCAAGTAAATCTACTGGAATCATGTTTGTAACTGATTTCATTGTGTCTTTTAAAAATCCTAATATGCCATTAATAGCTGAAAAGGCACCCATTGATTCAGTCATAACGGGTTCTACTGTTTGCTTAAGTTCTTCGACAGTTTTGTTCTTAAGTTCTTCCATTTTAATTGCCATTTCAGCAATTACTGGTTTAGCAGCAGTAGCAGCTAATGTCTGCATATTTGCAACAGTTTCAGGATCAGAAATAGTGTTGTTAATCATTTTTGTAACAGATGGTCCTGCTTCGCTAATAGCCTCATTAACATATCCCTTCAACATAGTTGGTTCATAAACTCTGTCATTAATGGCACTCTTAATATTCCATTTCTCATATTCATCTTGATCATCTTTACATCTTTGACAATGAGTCTTCTCAATAGTTCCATCTAACAATCCTTCACGAATCAAGCGATTATTTCCAGAATAACATGTGTGAGCATGTTTGAGAAGTGCACGATGTTCATGTGGTGGTAAAATCTCAAGTCCATGTAAAGATCGATAACGTTCAGTTTCAGTCATTTGTTCATGAATTCCAAAATACCAAGTTGAATAAAATACAAGTTCAGGGTTAAAAGCATTCTTTTCTGGTATATAAGATATTCTAGCTAATCTAGTTTCAGCACGCAAATAAGATAATTTTGATGATAATTCTTGTAAGTATGATTCTTGCATAGCAATAACATCTGGAAATTTATCTCCTTTATAGAAATGGTCTAATAAGGCCATTCGTTCTAATCCAGATCTCAATTTCCATTGTTCAACCCATCTATGATCAATTTTAAGCATTGATGGTTTTGCCACTCCTCTAATGGTTAAATGTAATATAAAGGCATACAATCCATCAACATCAATTCTCGAATATTCAGGTTGCAATAATGTATCATGTAAAAATTTTAATAATTGATGGGGGGATTGTAACTTCAGAAATTCTAAACTTAAATCTAACAAAAGTACGAAAGTGTTCCATTTATCATATTTAAAAGCACCATTTATCATATGGTGTTGTTGTGAAATAAAGCGAGAACGTTTAACTTCGAAATTTTCCAAAAACATGTTATAATCACCTTTCTTGGTGAAATGTGGATAAATATCAACTTCCAATTCTTTTTCAGGTTGAATTAATTTTTGTGGTATTGAAAACATAGGTGAATTACGCAATTTGCGAGCATTAGTAGATTGATGAACTTCTAAATGAAAATGTTTAAGCAAAGCAATAACATCCATTAGGGTGTAATCCAAATCTCTCACATTTGTTCCTTTAACAGGAAGAACCTTGTGTTGCACATCATGTTCATAACGTTTAAGCAACCCAGACGGTATTATGTGAGTCCAAATTTTTTCCTGTCTTAACGTCGAGCGGATCTCGTTCTTTATCTTGGTGTACAATGTAAACTTCTTGACAGGTGACAGCTTTACCAAATTTGCCATTTTTAATAAGTATTTGTATATATTTAACAGTTGAAAGAAGTATGAATAATATTGCAAAAGTTATTGGTATAAACTTAAGTATGAATATTAAATACTCGTTTCTTATCTCCTCTGTAAAGTACTTCGTGATTAAAATTATTTGGGCACTTTTATTTAAAGCAGGAAGTTCCGTTTAGGTTTCCTGCCCAGAGTAATTTTGAAAGCTAATCCAATTAAATACCTATATTGCTCTCAATCCAACGTCGTAAGCTACAGACTTAGCCTCCCCAAGTGCGGTGGGAGATCTGCGAATTGCTTCTAATATCATCCTCAGGCGGTTTAGAGCTTATTTATGGTGTCCCGCAAACTGCACGTTTTACTGAGTTAAGTTCGCCTCAATGTTTCACAAAGGTACTTTCTCATGTCCATCCAGGGCATCAATAGTCTTAATCCATTATCAAATATTGCCAACTAGCAGTTCCCGCCACATAAGTGATCTAGTAACCAGGCGTTGGTCAGGGTACGTCCTACGCGGATGATCCTGAGGGCCAATATAATCAACTTCATAATGTTCATGATGATCCAGATTTCGAGCTTCCCACGAGCTACGCACGTATTGACTACTAAAAATGATATCTTCACTTACGCGCCTTCTCGGTCGCTCAAGGAGAACTTCATCATAATATACTACTACGCTTGTCTGGGCTGACTCACGGCTCATATATTATAATCTTCGGGCAACAAAAGCACATCCCGGAAATTAAACTCAATTCTGGAGCTTATCCCAGAAGAGGGCGAGTCCTTAAAGATTTTCGCATATTAATTCCATCAAAGTCGCTAAGTTGAGATACATCTGATGTATCTGATAAATTGTCAATTGTATCAATGCCCTCGTCAATTTCACGTTTAGGGCGGACTCGATTGGCAACTCTTCTCAAGAGGCCAGGATCTTGTTGTTGTTGACGTCGTTGTTCTTCTTGACGTCTGCGTATTTCTTCATCACGTTGTCTTACATTATCAGGTGTTGCCATTCTATTAGCCATCATACGCGCTTCAACTTTCTTAGGTAAGCCAATTCCGTCTGATTCCATAGTTTTATCAGGATATTGTACACTAACTATTGTTTTTTTAGAAGCAGGCACTAAAAAGTCACCTATAGGTAAGCCAGGGTCAGCAAATTGGAAATCTTCTCCAGCTCTATATTCTAATTCAAAAGAAATTTGGGCTTGGTTGACTGAAGTATTTAATGAACCTCTCATGCCAACAACTATAAAATTATCACCATGCGGCTCATTCCATACTGTATTAGCAGCTTGAATTGGATCACCTTCACCACCTGTCTGAAATAATTCAGAAGGTCGCGAACGATTACCAATCCACTTGTATTGATCATACCAAGGAGACGGATACTCATAAGGAACATGAATTTTAAAGTGCCGAAACATGGAAGTATCCGACATTATATATGAATTTTGCATAACTTCACGATACGAGTCATCTTGTCGCGCTACAGAATTTAAAACTTTATATTGATTAAAAACTCCAGTATAAGACGGAGAATTACGAAGCATTCCAGCAAATAAATATCCTTGTGTTGAAAATCCAGAAATAGTACGAATACGATATTCCATAGATCCTCGCCACTTACGAAACATAGTAGCTAATTGTGCCAAAACGGGGGGATAATCATAATAAGTGATAAAAATTGATTCTTTTTCTTCTGCAGGTGGATCCTTCCACTTTTTAGTTGCATGTAAAACATTCTTCATATTATTAAAAGCATAAGAATTAATTTCAATATCTGGAGCTTCAGCCACGGCATTGTATAAACCAGCATCTTTATAAACTTTATCAAAACGCGGAATAAATGGTCCATTACGAATAGCGAACAAGAAATCTCGATCATTGCCAATAAATGGTATATTTAAAACGACTCTGACACCCATAGGCTGCCATTGATTAATTAAAGTCATAAAAGTAAAAGGTCTAGGTATAGATGATACAGCTACTTGAGCTTGCTCAGGAAGTTTGTGTCCTTCGTGAGAAATCTGCAAATTAGCAATTTGTGTTAATTCAGGTTCTTCGTTATTCATTATTTTAAATCGAATTATATAAAGTTAATTTATGATCAGTTCTGGGATCAGTTGGGGTCATAAATTCACAATCCTTCAGGGCTTTCTCTACAATTATCTGATAGGTATCGGGAAAAATACCTCCAGGCGAAATAGTTTGAGCTATTTCCACACTTATTCTACCCATCTCGAAAGTTATCCAAGGTGTTCTATACGGAGCAATATCATTCAAGTTAACGGTGGGCGTGTCCAGTTGGGGCTTCTCATCATATAAGTGCGTTGGTCTTGCACGAATTGGATTTGAACCAACAATGTCAAATTCAAACTGTGATGATTGACCAAGATCCCATTCTTTTAGGATCGTCCTCATTTTACTATCCTTCACTTTATCCCAAGATTTGGGAGGTTCAGTAATAGCACCCCACTCATTAAAACAGTCTTGTCTATATCTAACTAATAACTTTCCAACTACGCGTGGTGGTTTTATAATAGTGAATCGATAAGAAATCTTACCATTCCACCATTTCGAACACGCAAATGGGATGTCATGCCACTGAGCTAAAGTTGTTGATTTCTCAGCATCAGATTCGACAGCACGAGTTGTATATATAATAGTTCCAGGTATTTGATCTTTTGTGATGGTAAAGGTTGTATGAAATTTCCATTGCTCGGCCATCCATTTAAAATCAGGTGGTATATCTGTAATTTGCCAGATAGGTTCAATAGGTAATCCAGTGTGTTCCAAGGTACCCATATTTGTTTGAGTTTCAGGTACGTTAGTCACAACAGGATCACGAGGTGGTACATTAAAAGATTGTTGTGTATTAGACATTTTCTACCATTTGTGTTGCGCCACTAGCACTGTCAGTATTTAAAGACTGAACAATACCGGTGTCTTGAGGGTTCGTCATTCCGTTAAAAGAATTGACTGTATTCAAATAGGGTGATCCAGGTTGAAAAGCAGCAGATCCAGCAGCATATCCGATACCAGCTCCAAGAGGTCCTAATAAATCAAGTCCTTTTGAAACTGCAGAAATTTTATCAATAGTTGCGGTCTCATTTTCACGAATTAGTCCAGCTTGTAATTGAGCTCCAATTCCTTGGTTAATAGAATTTTGCATAAAATCTTGAGTTTCAGTATTTTTCATTCCAGCTGTAAGAGCATTAGTTGTAACGTCTCCTAAACTTTGAGCCACAATAGCTGCAATACCCCACGGTCCGCCAAATGATTCTCCAGTTTTAACAGCACTCTCAACGCCTTCTTCTGCTTCAGAAGCAGTTTCAGCACTTAAAGCCTCAGATCGAAATTGTTCAGACAATCCTGTACTGTCATTGGTAGGAGCTTCGTTCGCCGCTTCCGCGGTGTTCGCACCGAGCGTTGTTTGATTCGATGTACGGTTCCATTCAACTTCTGCGGAGTTATTCCAGCTATATCCATTAGATTCAGACCGACTTGACCAATAAGGCTCATTAAATTGATTATTATTAGTGCCAGTACTTTCAATATTTTCATCATTTGGTTCCCAATGAGTTGCCTGATCATACCAAGAAATACCTGCCGATTCGGGAGATTGGTAAATTGGATTTGAATTCCAGGAGACACTCGAGCCAATAGATTGGGAATTTGAACTTGCGGGGACAAATTTAATGCCATTCATTTACAAATCGTCGGTTGGCACATAACCAGAATATTCTATATCGGATATCCAGCCATATATACGTACGGTTAAAACATCAGAAACATTCGCTGCAGTATTCATCTTAATGGGAACATGAAGACGAAGATTGCCCATATCATAGTCATTAGTATAGTACAAAGCTGCACCAGTGCCAGAGTTGTCAACGTTATCAAAACCTGCTTTAAAAGGAGAAAGCCAATTAATGGTTATAGGTACGTCTTGATCCTCACCCATCATTACTAATGTATGAGGTAATTGATAAATAGCTTTTAAAGAATCTAATTCAGTAGTAAAGTAACGATCCATTATAAGGGGATATTGCATTTCCTTTCCTGTAGGAGGATTGGATTCACTAATCGGCGAATAAGGAGTATTAGCTTTAGTACCAAATAAATATGGGACTGCGGAAAATGGAAAATTAGAATAAGAAACGGTCATCATTCCAACTTGTTGAAAATTAGAACGAAATTGAAAACAAAAATTAAGCTTAAAAGATTTAAAATAAAACAATTTAGCTAATGAATTGAAAAATGTATCATTAATTTGATTCCAAGTAAAAGGGAAAACAAAAACAGGTTTTATAGTATCAGTAACTTTATTAATTTGTAAGGCTGCAATTAATTGTCGTTGACCAGCCAATTGGTCATAAGTCCATTTAGTAGCTGAAATTGAAGAACGGTCATCAAATTGATTTCCAGCTTTAGTAGGCATTCCAAGTATAGCATTAGTCATTGAAACAGGGATAGTTCCGTGATCAAATTCTTTTGCTCGTGATGTAGTATCAATTTTCTGTGATTCAGTAGGTTGATTCATTTGAAAATAAGAAGATTTGTGAAATAAACTTTATAAAGAGTAAACATAATTTCTTCGCCAGATAAAATTTATTTCTTAAAAGTAAGTTCTTAAATACTAAAGGGGGGTTTATGTCTTTCCATAATGTCATTTAAAATAACTAAGCAGTCATAAAATCCGTAGATAATATGAACAAACTTAAAGTATTAAAATCCGTAGACAATAATAACAACATGCAGGGTAAGGCCCTACA